AGCCCATCTTGCCTTGTTTGCAGAGCTTCGCAATCATGTTGCCGTACTCGTCGGCTAAGTCTAGCTGCGCCTCATACCACAAGCCGGTATCGTCCATCTTGATGTAGCCGGTACCGATAGACTTCTTCCCTACCTGAGCATCCATACCGTGGTGGTAGTAAACGTTGAGCGGTACGCGCTTGCCTTCGGTCATTGGAAAGCCATAGTCGGTTGCCTTGGTGAAGTAGTCCCCTTCAAGGTCTGCTGTCTTGGTATCGCCAAAGCGCACCAGATAACCTTTGACGTAACCTAACCGGTCACTTTTGATTCCGTCTACTGTAGATGTCAGCACGTCCATGGCGTAAGTATCCCACACGGTCATTTTCATAGGTAAGTTGTTAGATCCGGTTCGTAGCCTTCAAGCTCTTTGAGTGGCCGTACCCGTGTAGTAGGCCCCCAGTCTGCATTAGGCACCACGGTTACCATGTCACTGAGCGGCAATCCCTCAGCGTAAAGGGCATAGCGTGACGCGCCCATGATGGCCAGCTTGTCAGACTCCGACAATCCCGCTAGTATGCGCTCAGGTGTTGCTACCGGTGGCCTTGTATCCGGGATGCTACTGTCCCCGGTAATCTCCGCCCAGGACATCGTAACCGGAACCATTACGCAACGGCAGTTCGGGTGGCTTGGCATAATTTCATCAGTAGCGGAAAGCGTACCGGACAAAGCCAAGCAAGCAAGACATACCCGGCTATCCTGCGTGGCTTGCCGTCGGTAACCTTGCACCGCTGGGTTCTGCGTATACAACTGCCGCTGGGCTTCACGGGCGCTTCGGATCATCTCGGTACGTGCAATGGTCTCTGCTCGATACCTTCCAATGTCAGCTGCCCGCCGTACCCGCCGTGCTACCGTCCGTGGGCCTTCACCTAGGCTTATGCCCTGTACCAAAGCCATCTGCATGGCATCAGTGGTTACTTGTGGGATTGAGTCGAATAGGACAGCCAAAGGGCTACCATCGCCTGCGAGCCCGACAAAGGCTTGGAGTTGCTCATCAGGTAGGTTTGTCCATGAAGTACCAAGGGTAACGCCTGCGGGCTTTTTACCCGCTGCCGCTTCCACAAGGCCCGCCGTTGCATCATTAGCAAGTATGGCACTTTGTAACTGTCCATCTGCGGTTATCGTAGCCCCCTCGATGCTGAACTTCTTCAGGTTGCGCCCTAGCTCCTCGATGTTGTCAATGATGCGCTGACGCATCCAGAGAATCGTATCGGACGGTGGTTCTCCGTTGGCTTCACGCTCGGCTATCCTACCCTCCAGCGCTTCGAGTTCATCGATGCTAGCCTTTGTTGCTGCCTTGTAGGCACGTTGCATCCGGCTTATGGCTACGCCTTCACGCTCCAGTAGGTCATTGCGGAACTTCTGCGATGCGGCATAGATCCTGCCCGTGCCATCGTCTACTCGTTTGAGCTGCTCTCCAGCTCGTATCCGTAAAAAGGGTGGCTCTTGTACACTACCCCCGGAGTGCAACAATCAAGGCTCTTACCTTCATCGCCCTGCATCTGATCGCGCTTAGATGTAGACCAGCGGAAGCCAGCATCACCGCCCCATAAGTCCCAGGCTACGCGCCCCGGACTAGGGAAACCTTCCTCACCAGCGTTGAACCCCTCGGCCTTTTTGTCTACCTCATGCCGTGAAAAGAAAGAGTACATCCGGAGAATGGTGTCTTCAGATAGTTGCTCACCGTTTACGATTTGGTTAGCCCTTGCAAGCCCTACCCGCGTCCCGCCGTCGAACCCTTCGGCTTTCCAATCCAAAGCACGTTGTGCCGCTTCCCGCATGGCATCGGTTGGTGCAAACTTTGCGGCTAGTGCCTTGGCTGCATCATCCCGCAGGGTAACCGGCGCAGCTCCCGTGTGCTGTACTGGCAGGTTCAAGAAGTTTGTCACGCTACCCGGATCGTAACCAGACCGAATGAGGATACCAGCGGCGTTGGTTGTCTCGGCTAGTGATGCACCGGTGCCAGCCTGTACGCTGATGGCGCTTGGATGCAGAACCCCGGTGTCTTCCGGCACGGCTTCAAGCCCGGCTATCCGCTTTGCTTCCGCTCTATCAATGATGCCAGCCTTGTACAGGCGCTCTGCCCGCTCGGCTTCCGCCGCTAGGTCATCAGCCAAAGCCCGCACGGTTTCCAAGTCGTACTGAACAAAATCACCTTCCTGCGTCTCTGGGTATTCTGGCAGGAGGTCGGCGGTAATAGCATCGGCAAGGGTACGCAGGAGTGGCACCATGCCATCTTCCCATGCCGCTTGTTGGGCGCGCTCATAATTACTGTAGGTGCTTCGCTCCAAGCCTGAACCAAGCCCTAAAACCATCGGGTTGATACCAAGTGCAGAGCAGATACGCTCCTCTGGAACACGTCGTACGGAATCCAATGCAAGCTCGGAAGGCGTAAGGCTTACCCGGTCTAACTTGTATGCACCGGTCATAACCACGATGCCGCCTGAACCGTCCCCGGTAAGGTCTTCGTGAAGTTGCCGCTTGACCTGCCGTGCGTCATCCATCGAGATGTCTACGGTCTGGTCTTTGGCATCAGGCCCGACAATCAGGCTAGGCATAGCGCCATTCGCAAGCAAGCCGTAAGCGGTAGTAGATGCCGTGTTGTCGGTGGCTATCTCGCGCAGTACAGCCATGACAGGGCTACGCCCTAAACGGATATCCTGCGGGTCTCTGTTGTAACGGATATGGATGATGTCACTAACCGGGATATCAAAGGAGCGCCCGTCCGTGGTGTAGATGTAGTGCGTCAAAGGGTTTACGCCATTGCCTACCGGTCTAACCATGTCCTGCGGAAGGAACTGCAAAGCGGTCACTACGCCACGGGTAGTAGATCGAATCTTGCGGAGGTAGGTGTTGCCGAATAGCTTATAGTCTTGGATGACCCAAGACCAGAAAAGGCTACCCATAATCATTGGATCCGGTTGAGCCATGAGCTTGATAACCGGGTGGTCTTCCACAGGCTCTGCTTGCTGGCTGTCTACCGGTCGGTAGAGCCTTGGTGTTGCTTGAGGGTAGTTCCGAACGTACCAGTCAATCGCGCTTGCAACAACCCCGTTAAGCCCAAGGTCACCGGCTATGCGTGACCAGTCTTTGGTTGAGCCAGGAAGCGCACGGCGCAAGAGTGTTTGCAGCTGACCGGAACCGTACCCGGTTAGGTAGATGTCCCTACTCTGGCTAAGCGGTAAGGGCAAAGCCTGTGTCGGGTTGGCTGCGGCTTTTCTGCCAAGGAAGCGGTCAAAGATACCCATGTGCCTAGTATCCCACAGACACAAAAAAGCCCCCTTGCGGGGGCCTGTGGCGGTTCCTATCTTCTAATCTCTTGTGATGTATTGGGTGTCTACGTTCAAACCGAGTGCGTGGTACTTAGCGATGATGGCTTGCGATTCTTCGTTGAGTCCACCAGCAACGTTGGACTGGAACCCTACGCTACTTGTGTAGATGTAGCGGCGGTAGCTGTTGCGGCCATACTGAGCATAACCATCGAATACAGAGTTGATGTCTGCGGCATCGATGCCAGCCTTCTTAAGGTCTGTCTTGCGAGTGCTTGAAACTTTGATTACGTAAAAGTCGAAGTAGTTTTCCATTGTCTTATCTCCCGTATCCCCTTGGATGTCTATAATATACACTATAAGTATATATACTGCAAGGATATAAGAGATATATATTTCAGACGGCTCCCCAGCCCTTACGCTGTCCGATCACCTGCCAAGCGTACGCCATAGCGTCTACTACGTCATCATGCCTGCCAACGGGAAACGATAGCAGTTCGTCCTGCCAGTAAGGTGGCAAGCCTTCCACGTGTACAACCTGCCCTTGCTCGTACCTGGCTTCTAAAGGCCCAAAGCGGGTCACTTTGTCCCGGTCTGGTCTGATACCCCGGATAGGCAGTTTCGTACGCCTCATAAGCTCCTGCACAACAGCGGCTTGGTATTGCACCTGCTCGATGCCTATCATCGTAGGTTTCCACTTATCCGCCATTGCCTCGATGAACCTAAGCACGCTAGCAAAGTCTGCGCGGGTACGGTTGACATCGAGCACGTAGATCGTGCCATCTTCCGCACGGCTCAGAGCTACCACGGCGGTGTAGTCTGCTTCCGCCTTGGTCGAGATAGCAAGGTCAACACCAAGGTAAACCGGTAAGCCTTCAGGAGCATCGCCAAAGCGTAGCCACTCCCGCTTGATACGAGCGCCCGCAGCATCCACGAACTCGGCTAGGTATTCTTGGCGAAACGCTATCGATGGCAAGGATTCACCCGCCTTGGCTACTTCATCTGCATCTATCCAAGGGTTTGCGGTAGTCGGCATCTGCCAACTCATCCAGTCCGGATCTACAGCCGCCATCGCGTGAAGGCTTTTGAAGTAGTTGCTACCTTTGGGAGTGCTGAGGAAGAAAGCATCTCCCCTGTAATCGGTTAGTGTTGGGCGTATGGCTTCGGTCCAGGCTTGCTCTAGATGCCTTGCCATGGCTGCTTCATCGATGATTACCCGCTTGTACTTTCTCCCACGTGCTACCGTGCTGGGATCATCAAGCGTCCAATAATCGATTGCTGCCCCGG